CGCTGCGCTGGCAGTCGTCGCAGCGCATCTCCCAGCCCACGTCCTCGCGGTAGCGCACGCGGCCGCTGGCCCTCACGAGGTCAACCTTCCTGGGTCGTAAGGTGAAACAGCTCGCACCACGGGCAGCGATAGGCGCGCCAGATCCAGCCGGTCTCGAGGGCCAACTGAACGGCGTGGGCCGACGCCTCGCGGTTGAAGTCGAACACCGCCTTGACGCCGCACATCGCCGGGTCGCGCCGGCAGGTAGTCGTGTGCGGGTCTCGGCTGGGGGTGTGGCAGCAGGCGCGCCACGCGAAGCCGCGATTGCGCTCGCGGCCGTGGGGCGCGCCCCGGCGATGTGGTCTGCGCTCCCACGATCGACTCATTCACGGGTCGCCACCGCGCGCAGGTACTCCCGGCACGCCTCACGGTTCGCCTTGTCGGTCGCCCACACCCTCCCTGCCCGGGCGCCGTCCTCCGTGTGCCCCTGGCAGAGCGTGATGAGCCGGTCCATGCGCGGCTCGGCGCGGCGACCGAGGCGCGGCTCGGCCTTGACGTGTTCGATCCGATTTCTTCCCCAGCAAGCCATCGCGGTCCCGCCGAGGCGGGGGGCCATGCAGCCCTGGTCGCGGGCGAACACGGCGAGCGCCATCTCGGGCGGCACGCGGCTCACTTGCGCTTCCTCCAGGCGGTCGCCTGCGGGCACGTCGAGAAATGACTCGTGCCATCGGGATTGATCGGCGCCCGCTTGCCGCTCGGGGTGAGACACCACATCACCGGCTCGCCGCACGACCGGCAGGCGGCGGCGTTGTCCGCCGTGTAGCCCTTCGGGATCACGAAGTCGCTCATGCGTCCACCGGCAGCGGGAGCGTGTGGAGATCGGCCTGGGAGGCGAAGTACCCGGCGTATTTCACGGCAGGAGGCGTGCGCCACCGGCTATGAACCTTCAAGTCGTCGCCCTCGAGCCAGCCGACAACCCGAAAGGAGGGGAGGCCGCCAGTCACGAGCAGGTAGACGAAGTCGCGACGCTCGTCGGATCGACACCACAGCTCGCCGACACGGCTCAGGGCGTTGCGGACCTCCACCCTCGCGCCGATGTCCGGCGGCTTGTTCCCGCGGTAAGTCGACGTGTTGAGGTACGCATCGTTCCACGCCAATCCCGTCGCCCGAGACGCTGCGATCTCCGCCCCGAACCCGCGCTCATTGATCCCAAGGCGCGTCTCGTGCCCGGTGTCGAACTTCACGCGCCAGCCGGCCCGAGTGTCCATGCGAACAACGCGCGCCGCCCGAGATTGCGCCGCCGCCAGCTCCTCGGGGCTGAGCGTGACCGCCACGCTGGCGTCCCGGGTGACAAAGATCTTGGACCGCTCGCAGGACGCACACTCCCCGCGGGCAAGCCCGAGGCGCTCCTCAAGCGGACCCGTCGGTGGGCTCCCACAACCGGCGCACACCCACGTCATCGCCAGATCGACCCGGTCGCCGCCTGGTGCGCCTTGGCCGCGGGCTCGTTGACGTGACCGGGCCACAGGACGCAGGTTTCGACCTCACCGAGCGCCGGGTCGCTCTCCGCGCCGCAGACCTCCCGCGCTACGGCCTCCACGGGCTCCGTCTGCTGCCCAGCAGACACGTCAGGCGCAGGCGTGGGCGTTGGCGCCACTTCGGGCTCGGCTGGGTCTCCTGGGGCATCTGAGACGGGCACAGCACGGGCCCGGGCAGCGACTCGCTCGCGGACTTCGGCGGTCCGGCTTCGGCGCACCGGCTCCTCGTCGTCGGCTCCGATCTCGCGCATCGTGTCGCGGTCCAAGAGGGCCCGGGCGTCGAGGCGGGCGGATGGCTTGAGCGGGAGCCAGGCCGAGATGCGCTTGAGCACGCTCTTGCGCGCCATCGAGCCGTAGTCGCTGACCCACGGCCCGGTGTTGGCGGCCTTCGACCGAGCGCGGATCCCGTCGATCTCCGCCTTGGTCATCACTTCGAACTTCTCGGGATGGTCGAGCGGCACCGCGTAGACGTACTGGATCTGCGCCGGGTTGACGGTGGCGAACCGCTTGGTGTGGCGGATCCGGGCGTTCTCGGTCCCCTCATAGACCTTGAAGTAGTCGCCCTCGTACACGAGCACCGTCTTGACCTCGCCGCCGCCGCCCTCGCGGATGAGGTACTGGACGCCACGATAGTCGAGGATGAGCTGGATGCGGCCCTTGAACGGAACCAGGTGCGCGCCGCCGACGCCGCCCGTCGGCTCGAGGCCAATCTCGGCCGCCTCGAGGACGGCCATGACGAACGACGCACGGTCGCAGGTGAGGAGCGTGGGGTTCTTGCTCAGCGCGATCAGGCTGACCGACGCGAAACGGCGCGGGTCCATCGTCGGCGGGAGCAGCTCCTCGATCCGGCTGATGCGGTCCTCAAGCGCCGCCCGGAATGGCGCGATCGCCGACTCCTCGCGGACGGCAACGGCCTGCTCGGCGGTCATCAGCGAACGACCGTGAGGCGGAAGCCGCCAGATCGCACGAACCCCGGGCGTTCGCTCTTGCGGAACGCCTGAAACGCACGCAACACGTTTTCCAGCGGCTCTCGGCGATCGCCCGTCCGGTACATCTTGAGACTGCGACGAACGGCGTGCTCGCGGAGTGCCTGCACGGCCGGCAACTCGGAGCCGCCCGAGTTGCACAGAGCGTCGAAGAAGGCCGCCGCGGCCTCGTGGTCCGTTCTGGCCGCGATGTAGTAGGCCGCGGCCCATATCGAGCCGGTCAGGCCGTGCTCAAGGGCCGCATAGGTGGAGTTGCCCCGCCGTACAGCCTCGGCCCAAGACAACTCATCCGCCTGGTAGGACTCGATTGCGGCAGGGACCGAGGGCACATAGTTGGCCTCCGTGCTGTTCATCCAGCTACGGGCGGTGCCGGCCGTCTCGTCGTACTTTGCCACGAGGACCAGCGTCGCAGCGGCGGTGTTTGACGACGGTATCGCATGGCGCCGCATCTGTTCCGCCATGCTGCGAGACGAGCCTATGTCCGTCACATCGAGCGACAACTCCGGCCACCCGAACTCAACCCGGAACCAAGTCGCCACCTTGGACCACGTCACGGCCGTCAGGCGGTTCTGCCCGTTGCCAAGACGCCCGTCAGGCATGAAGTGGAGGGCCTCGGCCGGGTAGCGCCAGGCTCCCTCCTTCATGTCGGAGGCATATTTCGCCGTTACCGGCTTGAGTACTCGGTTGCTGACATTCAGCGTCAGGAAGTAGGCGGCCAAGTCAGGACTGACCAGCAAGGCGAACGGGCCAGAGCGCATATCAGGGATCGGGCCGCCAGGCGCCAGGGAGACGACGGGGTCGCCGTGGTGGGTCCGTTGGTCGAGGGTTGCGATCGCCATTACTTCGTCCCTTTCTATGAGCACGTCACGACTCATTCGATGCCGGCCGCGCGCATCGCGGCGTGTACCCGTTCGTCCAGCTCCCGCAGGGCCGGCCCATCCTCCTTGCGTGCCCTACCAAGCCAGAGTCCGGCAGAGCGCCACCAGTCCGGGTACTTGCGTCGCGGTGGGAGCTTGGGAGAGCGCGAGCTATCGACGATCACCACAGCCCCCACACCGCGCGCCGGGTACTTCTTGCCATCCGCGCCGATGACGCGGGCGGGCTCGGCGGCAGGTGTCTCAAATGAGACAGGTCGAACGCGGTTGACGGTGTCCTTACTGACCCCGGCGACCTTCGCAATCTCGCGCGTCGATCCGTCCGGCAGGGCCGCCATCGCCTCGGGTAGTGTCAGGCGATGCCCGCGGCTGGCGATGTATTCGCCGGGCGACATACCGGGGTGGAGACGGGCGACGTTGCGACCACCGAACCAGTTGGCCCATATGGCATGGGCCGCGTCGACGCCCTTACCGAGAGCGTCGACCTGTTCGTCAAGCCACGCCTGATCCCGCAGGTCGGCGGGGCCGGTCACGACGGCCGACGGTGCCATTACAAGTCGCCCTTCATCGTCACGGTGAGCGCCCGCGTCGGCGCGCCAACGTCGGTGAACTCGGCCACCACCGCGGGCGGGATGCTGCGGGCCTTGACCAGCTCGTCCCAGCGGACGGTCGTGCGGCCCTTGACCTCGGAGTACAGGACGCGGACGCCGAAGCCCTCGGCCCAGCGGGCGTCGCCCATCAGGTCGCGGATCTTGTTGCCGACCGTGCCCTGCTCGACCTTGTTCGCCTTCTCGGTGGCCTTGAGGTCGGCGTAGTGCGTCGCCAGCAGCGCCAAGTCGTCGTCCATCGGACGCTCGATGCCGGTGTCGCGGTACTTGTGCGCGAGGTACAGCGACGTTCCCTCGGAGCCGTCGACCTCGGGCGGGAGGCCCTGCTCCTTGTCGCGCCAGAACTTCTCGGCGACCTCGAGCATCCCGGCGATCAGCTCCTCGTCGCGTTCGATCGTGTAAACCCGGTGCTTCTGGCCGCCGACGAGGACCGCGAGGTCGGCGGTGTCCTTGCCGGTCACCGCCAGGTAGTGCATCGTCTGGAGCAGGTAGTCGGGCGGAACTTGGTCGGTGTACTCCTCGCCGAAGTCCTTGGCCGCGAACTCGCCGGCTGTCTTGCCCTCGTAGACCCGGCGCGGCGTGCCCTTCTTGTCGGACCAGCGATCGAGGTTGGCGTACAGGAACCCGTAGGCTGGGTGGCGGAGGAAACCCGCTGCACGGCTGACTTTGCGGCCAGTCTTGAATGCGTACTCCCGCGCGACGGGCTCCTCGAGAATGGTCCCCCAGCGCATCGCCTCGGTCTCGATGAGCGGCGCGGTCAGGCCCATCTTCTCCATGAACACGTCCATCGGCCCGCCGAACCGGCTCACACCGAGGATCTTGGGGATGTCCGTGCCGCCGAGGCCGGTCCGTCGCTCAGCCATCCATTCGGGCGACCCGACGGTGCTCATAGCTGCCCCACGAGGAGGAGCCGGAGCTTCATCCGGTCGGTCAGCGCGCGGGCGTCATCCGGTCGCAGCAGGATGGTGAGGCGCGAGCCGTTCGTCATCGCCCACGTCACTTCGACCGTGTCGTCGGCTTGGACCTCGACCTCCGCCTCCGCTTCGGGTCGGACGGTCAAGTCCACCCAAGTCTGCTCCGCCACGATCGCTACCTCCTTTCGCCGCGCCCTCTCCGAGTGCGGCAAGTGCTCGCGCCAACGCCGGCGCCAGGCTTATGAACTCACGCCCGTCCATCGACCGTCGCGGTGTGCCCGTCGACCACGGTGACGAGCTGATGGATCGGCGTGCCGAGCGCCCGCGCCGCCGCGAGCATCTGTGAAAAGGTCGGTTCGCTCCGGTTTCGTTCGGTGCGGTTGATCGTCACCGGATGGACGCCGATTGCGAGCGCGAGCTGTCGCTGGGTCATCCCGAGGTAGCGCCGCCGCTTGCCCATCGGTGAGAAATCGAGGCGGAAATCCGAGAACGGCGTGCGGACTGGGGAGGTTCGTGCCATGGCCCGAAGGATAACCGAGCCGTATCGCTGTGTCAACTCACTAGCAGACGGACCAACCGCTGACTTGCATAGATGACGTATACTGCACGCACGCATGAACACCCGACACACGACGCCGGCCGATCTCGCAGGGTTGCGCTGGAGAGGCTACGTCCGCGAGTCCACGCAGCGACAGGCCGAAGCATGGTCGCCCGAACGACAGCGGCAAGACATCCTACGCGCGGCGACCGAACTCGGGCTCGTCGCGGCGGAGTCGCCGTGGTACGAGCGCACGGGGACCGGCGAAGCCGTGTCCGACGAACTCGACGCGGCACTACAGGACGGCAAGGCGGGCCAGTACGACGTACTCCTCGTCCTGACGACCAGCCGTTTCGCGCGGAACCGAGTGGAGGCGGGCCGGCGCAAGGAACAGTTCGCCAAGGCGGGCGTCCCGATCTACTTCGTGCAGGACCGGATCGTGTCAGGCGCCCGATCCTCCCGGCTACTGGAAGGGGTCCGTGAGGTCATCGACGAGGAGGAGAACGAGCAACGCCGGTTCTGGGTCGCCGGCGGCCTCCGTCAGCGCCAGGTCTCCGGTCGCTGGGTCGGGGTCATCCCGGTCGGCTACCGGCGCGCGCTCGTGGACTTCCCCGACGGCACCCGCGGCTGGGACGGGGCGCTCGAGCACGACCCGGTCTATGCCGCCATCGTGCGACGCATCTACGACGAGGCGGCCGCCGGCGCCGGGGTGCGTCGCGTCGCGACCAGTCTCAACGCCGACGGCTTGCGGACCAACAACGGCCGCCTGTGGTCGCCCGGGATCGTCCACGACATCCTCGTCAACCGGGTCTACATCGGTCACCTGATCCGCTACCGACGAACCCCGACCACGGCCTACTACGGCGCGACCAGTGAGGACGGCCAGGCGGACCTCGGCTTGCACATCCCGGCGATCATCGACGAGACGCTGTGGGAGCAAGTGCAGGAGACGATGGCCGGCCGGCGCACGCCAGGCGGCGCTCGCTCGGGCCGGACCTACCCGCTGTCGCGCGTCCTGCGCTGCGCGAGCTGTGGCTACCGGATGACCGGCGTCCACAACTCGGTGACGCGCTACTACCGCTGCGCCGGGCGGACGAGGTTCCACCTGTGCGACGCGGTGGCGATCCGGGCGGACGTGGCCGAGGACCAGTTCGCGCGCTGGATCGGGAGCTACCGGCTGCCGGACGACTGGCGCACCGCGGTCGCCCGCACGTCACTCGACCGGGTGAAGGTCGATGAGCGCGACCGGCGAGCCGGCGCAGACGAGCGGCTCAAGCGGCTGCGCGACCTGTACTCGTGGGGCGACATCGCCGAGGACGAGTATCGCCGGCAGA